TCTGAAATCAGTGTTTCACGCACCAAGTTGGTGTTTGAGAGCATGTACGAGCACAACTCGCGTTCAGTTGGCGTAACTCAGGTTAGGTTGATGGAGCTTGGTTACGTAAGCGCGGGTTCAGATAACCGCGGGTACTTGAGCAAGGGCACTCTTGCAGCTATCAAGGAATTTGCTGCAGACCACGGTTTTGAATCAAATAACCTTACGAACGAGAAGCTGGTTCAGGCTATTTTTGCTGGTACTCCAGTAACAGTAAGTATCTAAGCCCCCAAATCAACGCCCAGTATCTCTCTTATCATAGAGAGTGCTGGGCGTTGCTGCGTCTGGCGTAGATGCAGTAGGGGAGGAGACACCGTGGCAAAAAGAGGACAAAAAGTTGCAACAGTAGTTGGCCGCATGATTGCTGTGTTCCTGGCAACAGGGCTGAGTGTGGTTGCAGCGGGTACGATTGTGGGCGTTGAGCTCTGGCAATCGTTCTTGATGGCGGGGATTGGCGGAGTAGCTACAGTAGTTGAGGGGCTATCACGGGCGTATCTCAAGGACGGGAAACTATCACTTGCTGAAATAAACGAAGTGTTTGGCGACGCTGGGTCGAAAGCTAGCAACCCCGACGACTAAATTCGTAGTAGCAGCGCCGTTTGTTTGAGGAACGAGAAGGCCCCCCAGGAATTTTTACCCTAGGGGGCTTTCTCTATTTTGCTGGTTTCTAGTCTGCGGGGTAGAACCCGTGCTTTTCAAAGTGAGCTTTGCGAGTCTGCTTTTTGATTCTGCGCTCTGCTACTTGGTCTATTTTTTCGGCCACCATGTCCCAGGAGGGGGTGGGGAATTCTACATAGTCTCGGTTGTTTTTGATTAGCTTTCCGCGGATTCCTCTGGTAACACGTTTTGCGGTTCCTACTATTGCGCTATCTGGTAGTCCGTACATTGTGTCCCTCTCTGTCTATGTCTCTATTATGACATACCTTCCTGCACTTTGTCAAGTACCTGGGCAAAGAAAAACCCCCCAATTTCTCGGGGGGCTTTCGGGGGTTGCTAGTGGCAATTGCACACGCAAGGGGCTTGCTCTTTCCTGGTAGCTCTCAGCGAGCGCCGTTCATCTGCCAGCGCCTTCAGCTCTGCGTTTAGGGCTATGGCGTTCCTGGCCCAAGCTGATAGCTGGTCAAGGTTGATTCCGTGGCTAGTGTCTATGCCAAGTTGGATAGCAGCGTTGAGCGCCATCTCACGGCGTTCTGCGTGGGCCTCTTCCATACGCTCTTGGATGTCAGAAAGCTTTGCTGTGATGTCTGTGGTAGTTGTCATTGTGTCCCCCTTAGAGAGTTATGTAGGTGTCGGTGAATGATACGAATAAGTTCCAAGCCCAGCCGATTACAACGCGGTGGCTCTCTGTCACTATGAACCAGACTCCCAAGATGGCAAGTGTGACTAGCGATAAAAACTGACGGGTTTCTGTTTTGATAGTGTGTCCCTTCGTTGTCGTAAGTACAGTATGACACACCTTCCTGCACTTTGTCAAGTAAGTCAGGAAAGTTTTTATCACAGTTAGGTAACAGAAAAACCCCCGCTTTTTACGGCGGGGGCTTTCGGTTGTTGTTGGTTGGTTTAGTAAAGTTGGTAATTCTGAATTTCTCCCTTTGCAAAAGCTTCAGAGTAAAAGGCACTTACGGCTTCGTGGTGCTGAGGGTCAAAGTGGTAGGTGGTGGTGACTCCATCTTTTAGGATTATTGCAGTCATTTTGTTTCCCTTCGTCGTTGTGTAGTTACAGTATGGCAGACCTTCCTGTACTTTGTCAAATCTTTCTGACATTTCTTTGTAACGGTTAGGTAACAGAAAAACCCCGCCATTTCTGACGGGGTCTTCAGCGCGGTGGCTATTCGAGCATCCTCATAATCTTGAAAACGGCGCTTGCAGTAAGGGGCAAGGTTTCGCCTTCCTCCCCTGTGCCACCCGTTATTACGACGTTACCCACGATGTAGTCTGTGCCTGCGCCATAGGTTGCATCCCATAGAACTTGCCCGACGTCATTGTGCGGTAACCCCTCTAGCTTGCCTTCCTCATTTAGCCACATAGTTAGGTCATCCCCTAGGTCTACAGCTTGCACATAGCCCCCCACCGCGGTTTGAAGCGCGGCCAGGTCCATGGTCTCCATCTCTGAGATGTTGCCTTCTGTTGAGACGGTCATTGCTTTCATTTTGTTTTTCCCTTCGTTCGTGTTAGTTGGTGTTAGTTGGTGTAAGCAAGTTGTCCAAAAGCGAGCACTGCCTTCTGGTTGCGGCTTAGCTCTTCGTTGTCGGCCCAGATAGTGAAGTCTCCCATTGTTCCAGTGCGGTAAGTACTAGCGAACAATTCGCGCAACTGCGCAACGCTAGTGGTGTGGAAGTAAAAGTCGGTTCCGTTTGACATGATGCGGATTGAATAAGTAGTCATTTTGTTTTCCCCTTCGTTGTGCCCCTTGCGGTGGCTTGTAGTTATTATATTAGTACACCTTCCTGACATATGTCAAGCTCATTTGGAAAAAAAGTTTTTTTATTTTTTTCATTCGTATTAGTAGGTGTAGAAAAATCTCAATGTGCCCAGACCTAAAGGCGACCAGAGGGCACTAGGCCCCAGGGGGGCAGAGAGTCTGAGTCTTGTATAGATGTGTGAGCATTTGCTAGGCATCCCCAAAACCAATCCCTAGCCCCAGCCCCAGAGGGGGCCAGAGGGGGGACGTGTGTCATTGCCTAGCTTGGCATTCATATGTGCAACTTTTTAGCTAGACAGAATGTCTAGATAAATTCATCAGGCCAACCCAGATAGCAAAGCTATTTGAATGTGAGATGTTTCTAGTTTGACTAGATGACTTTGAAAAAAGCTTTGTAAATAATTCTTGTCTAGTCAGGGGAAAATAGAAAAGCAGCTTTGGAAAAAGTTCTTGAAAAAAATAATAGACAGCAAATAAATATCCAGACCTTCAGAAAAAAACCAGTAAGTCTCTCGGAACGTGCTGAAGATTTTAGGAAACGTTTCAAAAAAAGTTCAAATATAATGACTGCCCACTCACAGGCCAAATCCAAAAAAACTTAACGTTCATACTTTCGACTCTGCCGTTCAGGATTCTTTGGACTCTCGCCCCTGTACGCTTTCTCAGAACCCTGTACCATAGAACAATGAGCTCAAAGACATTGCTTCCTCAGGACGAAGTGAACTTCATCAGTTCCCTTTCCCGCCCTGCTGCTGAGTCACGTCTTAGGGCTCTCTGGGAGGCTGGATGGTCTTTATCTATTCTTGGCGAGTCGCTTGACCCCAAACGACCCAAGACTACAATCCACTTCTGGGTAAAAAAAGCGGAAGCAACAAAGCAGTTCCGCGAAATACCCACACCGCCACCTCGCAGTCTCACCACCGCAACTCCCACTAAAAAAGCACCCCGACTGCGCTCAGTCTCCCCCAACGTTCCGCCAGACATAAAACCGCGCCTCAAGGAGCTGGCCAAGCTTGCAAAGCGCTATCGCGCCCGCACAACTTCGGACTCTCCGTTCTCCCAAGCAAACCGAGACCTCACCGCAATGGCTGTGGCTCTCAGAAGCATGGGCGTCCCCACAGCAAAGATTGCCACAGCCGCTGGGGTTTCGTACCGCGCTATGGCCAGAAGACTGAGCAAGTGAGAACTTACAAGACACAGAGTGGCAGCTATACAGAAGATGAATTAGCTGTGGTTGTATGGATGAACCCTAAAAACAAGGAATCCAACCAGTCCCGCTTTCTTGAGACTATGACATCTGAGAACTCGCTCTTTCCCATGGCATTTCCGCTAAAGAGTCTTACGAGTTCTCGCGACTGGCAGAACGCCACTCTTGTTAACAAGAAGGACGATGTTTTTGGAGCTATACGCACCACTGAGCGGTCCCGACCACTAATCATCCCCATTCCCGTAGCCCGAGCAGCTTTCGGCTGGGAAGACTTCTACATACCATCGGAGTACACAAGTTAATGGCTGCAGTTAAAACAATGGACGTTTTCCCCGCAATCATCAGGTTGGCTCCCCCAGGCTCCCTCTCCGACATCACTGAGCTCCCGATTATTGGAGACGCTCCGCAGGGGACTCGCCGCGTCGACACCGCCCGCGCTGTAGTTATCCAAGACGTCCTGATTATTGGGGTAGATTCCCCAGAAGGCACTCAAGTCGTTTTTCGCGAAAAAATTACCCAACTAGAGAAGATAGGCAAGACCTATCACGCCTTGACCGAGTCAGGAAAGATAGTTACAGTTGCCAAAGACAATAACTGTGGCTGTGGGACCCGCCTTCGTGGCTGGAACCCCTATGGCTCTTTCATAACTTCTAACCAGGACCCCACATGACACTATTAGAATTTGTCATCATTGCTCTAGCAGTGTTTCGTCTTACTCGTCTTATCACTACTGATACGATATTTGAGTCCCTAAGAAATCGTCTTTGGGCTAAGTTTCCTCCCCATAAGAGCAAACTTGGCTATCTTATAACCTGCGATTGGTGCACCTCTATTTGGGTCGCATCAATAGTCGTACCATCCGCTATGATTATTCCAGTACTTGTTTACGTCTACGCCGTATTCGCGGCTTCGGCGATAGCAGGTCTGTTGACCGCATACGAGCAAAAATAACTCGTGTTCCGCAACTGATTGACGAGGAGACCGCCCAATGGGTGTATTTAATAGAGAAGAGCCAACGCCAGAGGCTCCAAAGGCTAAAGCGACGCCTGTAAAGCCCGCTAAGAATAAAGCCACCTCCCGTTCAAATCAGAATGTTCGTAACGCCAGGACGCCTCAGCCGACAGGCTCACCCGTCTTCTTCAACAGCCCTCCTCCAGTTGCCTATAACGCCCCCCGCGCCCTGACGGCTGCAGCCTCGCAAGTAAAAATGAACGACAAGGGCGAGTTCGAGCAGTTTAAGGCTCGACGTTCCGCTTCCTCATCTGCATGGCAGGGCGAAGCATGGGAATACTACGACGCAATTGGCGAAATCAAATACGCTTTTAATCTTGTAGCATCCGTTGTCTCTCGTATCCGCATCTTCGCGGCTGCAATTGACGACCCAAGTCAGGCCCCCGTTTCCGCAAGCGAGTCTCGCTCAGTGGACCCAGCACTTGCTGCTGCTGCAGAACGCGCTCTTTTGCGACTTAACTCGGCGTACGGCGGACAGCCTGGACTTTTAAAAGACGCTGCTCTTAACCTTGCCGTCACTGGCGAATGCTACCTAGTTCAGATGCCAGCCCGTCAAGGAACTGGAGAGCCTGAATCTTGGGACATCCGCTCCGTTGACGAGGTAATAACTGACGCTCGCGGTAACTACACCGTTATCGGTCGTCGAGAGCAGAGCTCTGGGTCGGGAGGAGGAGGTCGCGAAGGAGTTGTCAACTTAGGCAAGAACGCTTTCGTTGGCCGTATCTGGCGCTCACACCCTCGTTATTCGGATGAGTCCGACTCAAGCTTGCGTGGGCTCCTTGACCTTTGTGCCGAACTCCTCCTACTGAACAGGACATTCCGTGCAACTGCTCGCTCTCGCCTTAACGCTGGCGCGCTTTATCTTCCTGACGGTTTATCTGTGGCTGCTCAAGGCGACCCTGACTATCCTTACGACTCTGAGGATGGAATCGGGACGGGATTTACTGCCGAGGAAGCAGAAGATGAGTTTGAAGAGCAGCTAATTGACGCTATGACCACGCCGATTCGTGACGAAGAGTCCGCATCTGCCGTGGTTCCTCTGATTATTCGTGGACCAGCCGAGCTTGGCGATGCTATCAAGCAGTTCAAGTTTGAGCGCTCGTTTGACCCAGCACTTGCTGAGCGTTCCGACCGCGTTCTGGAGCGCATCCTGCAGGGCCTTGACGTTCCTAAGGACGTTGTTACAGGCTTGGCTAACGTAAAGTACTCCAACGCTCTACAAATTGATGAAGCGTTGTACAAAGCGCACATCGAACCGTTGATGCTTTTGATTGTTGACGCCCTCACAGTTGTCTATTTGCGCCCATATTTGATTGCAAATGGCTACTCAGACATAGATGTTAGCCGTATTACTGTTTGGTATGACCCTTCAGCTGTCTCCACACGCAACGACAGGGCCTCAGATGCTGATGCAGGCTTCGACCGCGGGGCAGTGTCTTACGACGCCTGGCGGCGCGCACACGGCTTCTCAGACCAGGATGCTCCTACCCCTACTGAAGTTGCAATACGTTTGCTTCAGGAAAAGGGCGCACTTACACCAGAACTTACCGAAGCAATGCTTGGGGCGATTTCTCCAGAGATTATGAATGCCGTTCGGTCGGCTCAGCAGGGGCAATCCGTTGCTCCTCTGCCTCCCGACGTTGAAGAGGTCTTGAAAAGAGCAGCTGCAGGAGAACCTGCACCTGTAACAGAGGAAGCCGCACCTGAAGGGGGCACTGACTAATGCATGGTA